CTGGTATAAAATGCCTTCCGTATTTTTAAATGAAATCTTTCGATTCGACTCACTCAAATCAATCGTACCTGCTCTCAAAAATGGCTGCTTTTCTCTCATCAACAAAACTATTGCTCGTGTTATGCACGGCACTTCTCAGTTCGTTGCGGATTTACAAATTCGCACGGACTTTCTTGTGGCTGGGAAGAAACGCGTACTATTCGGGAATCCGAATTACACAAACTACAGTGGCATTAATCGTAAGTACATCTCTGCGAATGGTGTATATCTTGCTGGCTTAGCGCTAGAAGATTTTGCAAAGACATCTGCAGAGAAGAGGCTTATCAAGGAGGACACGTATCGTACTCTTTCCGGCATGGATCAGGCTGACTCACACGAAGCATTCTTATATAATATGCTCATATCGTGGGGTAAAGCTCTGATTGCATCGTCGAACCAAGAAGTGCGACCTAATGTCTTTCAAGTTAAGACCCATCCGTACTCCGATAGCCACATGAATGTTGCACTAGATCAAGGCCACAATGTGCATGCGTACGATATAGATCTGGGTTATCCTATTACAGAAGTTGAACTTGTTCATGCTGCATTTATGATACGAACGAAAGAAGATTACTGGAATAGGCCGTTCGTGCTTCACTATTCTGCGCTCGCTCCTACTCAGGAAGCTTTCTACCTGATGCATACTTTAGGTAGAACAAACACGACTGCGCTGAATTTCGACATCGACATCCCGTCTTTGGATTCTGATCTGCTCTTGCTCGACCCAATAGGTGGGGGTGGCGTAGTCACTCTCAACTTTGAGGAAATAGACTGGAAGGATCATGACACGATGTGGATGTTCATAACTGATTACGTGAAACTCAATAGGCTCGAAGAACAGTTTGCCGCTGTCCTGGAATCTTTTGGCACAATGTTTGCGCACCCAATGTGGTCATCAATCGAAGCGTGTATATATCAGAACGTAACCCTTCAGATTACTTTGCCTGCATTTTCGCCAACTCGAGCGAGGATACACACTGCTCTCGAAGGCGAGCCATTCGTACCAGAGGCAGGGCCAGTAGAGTTTATTGTTGAACAGGGTCGTATGCCAAAACAGTTTTTGCAGTTTTCAGCCGTAGCTAACTACTACATGTGGTACGGGCATTACGCTATGTACCATAATGCTGCCCGGGGCAGGCGGGACTGGAAAAACGTTTTCGGCTCGATAGATCATGATCTTGACATCTTACGCTCACCTGTCGCCAGGGCTGCTAGCATATCAGCAATCACCGGACAAGAGTTTACAACTTTTATGAACGAAGGTTGTAATGTTACTTTGAATTTCGAAGACCTATATGATTCGGGATGGAAAGTGACTGGTGAAGAGAAAGATCATGCCATACACTCACCTGTCGAAATAAGTGCTATACCAGCACCGGTCTCGGGAAGTTTGATCTTGGGTGCTGTTGCTGGTGAGTATGAAGTACTACGACATCTTAGGGGTCTACAAACGGTCCCAGTTTCGCAGTTTAGAGGCCAGATGGTTCCAAATGAGCATGTTTTATCACTCGCTAACGTCTACAGGCTATTCGGACATGACACTACCTTCACTAGGATAGACACCATGCAAGAAGTCAAGCCTTGGGCCACAGCACATGAATGTATCGTGGAGCCATCGTCGGTGCCTTTTGAACATGAGTACGACGTACCTATTGCGCTACGCGACAGTGAAGAACGGCCGGGCAGACATTATTTGCTTCCGTCTCTAGGTAGTTTACCGGGATCTGATGATCTCGTAATCACAATCCGAAGGCCGTTCATAGATTTGTGTGAGTACGGCACCAGAAAAACCGTAACCTCTTCGCACAGGCCGACACGTCTCAAACCTGTAGTAGGTAAATTCCAGATCAAGGCAGGCGCGAGAATTATGGAACACCTGATTGCTTCACGTCGCGTCCCTGCACCGCAACGCAAGCCGGATTTTCACAGGGACTTGCCGGTCACGACCCCAAATCCCCCGGAAGGACCGAGGATTGTAGCACCAGCGCCACTAGATGTCGATGTGCCAGCCGTAGCGAGTACGAGAGATGTAGTCGCTGCCGGCTCGAGTGCGGGCTGATAAATAGCAAGCTGGCATACTCAAGCCTTTTTAAGAAGAGTAGACATTCTTCGAGGGAGGAGACTTGGATATGGGAGCCAGCTTCTTTTACCGGGACGACAATAGACTATGAAGGTGAGCCAGATTACGACTTGATGGAATATACTTCGCTAGGAGTGCCTCTACATCTCAGACGCATGAGCGAAGATTCTTATGTCGTAACTGGTTTCGATGACGCTCATTACGTTTTGTTTACTTC